CCTGTCCTCCAACTGGCTCAGCCTGTCATAGAGCTTGTCTATCTGACTCCAGGAAAAGGAATCGGCAATCACCATTTCCCCACCCACCGGGTCGTAACCCTCAACCTGAACCCGGTTAAGCTCCCACGCTCCCTGCTGATACCTGCCCCCGAGTATGACGTGAGCCTGTCCGTAGGAATATACCGAACTGTCAGAAGCTTGGGGATTGACCACATAGGCTTTATTACCCTCAATATAGAGCACGTCAGGAACGAAGGATAGCAGCCGTCTGATAACAGCATCACCCCGGTTATTAACGTGAATGGTAAAATCAGGGTAATAGCTGGTTATCACTGAGGACTGGGACTTGACCTCAAGCTTCAGCCCAGCCCTCCCCAGCACAAACTCAAGGATTTGCTTGACTGACATCTCATTCGATTCCTTGTTCCACCGGAACTGGTGCCTTGCCCGCCAGCTTTCAAGCATACGCCAGCCGTCAGTCGCGTGTAGAATCAGCCTGGCCTCGCCACCCGAACTGGTGTGTTCGTAAGCATTCAGCCAGAAAGCAGAACCCGAACTGACTTCATTACCCTGAGGAGTAACGTAGCCGGGGCTGAACTCTAACTGGCAACCGATATCAAGGACGGATAGCTCTCCCTCGCCGGGTGAAGCATACTGCCCCTCGTCATTCCTGAGCTCAACGGTCAGTTTGCCTTCGCCAGTGTGAGACTCCTGCCTCACGGAAAGGACATCGTCAGTTAAATCAATGCTCTCCTGGGCGAGGCTGGCTCGCCAGACACCATAGGGAGTAGACAGCCAGCAGTAATCACCATGGTGAGCGATAGCCATACCGTATTCACTGGGCAGGTCAAAGGGCACCGGCTCCCGCCACAGGCTGTCCAGAAAACCAGTGTCAGGGACAGAGTGAGACCAGAAAGGGCGATTATAGGCATCGGTGCCGGTGAACTTCTCAATATGGAAACCCCGGTAGACATCAGGCTTATCCATAAATACACTGCGGTATTCGAAGTCACCGCTTGAAGGTGCCGAGGCAAACTCCTTGAGAGCCGACCAGGCACCGGCAGACACATCACCGCCATCGCCATAAATAAGCGACCACAGCTTATAGTTATCGTCTGAGTCCTGCCCGGTAACCAGGAGATTCCAGTCGGCATCATAGACGGTAGTTACCCCAGAAAGATTGCCGGTACTCTTATCCCAGGCAACCTTGGACTGCCAGCTACCGCTGATATGCTTCTTGACATAGAGGGTTGCCTGGTCAGCGAAGAAAATGGCTAAATCTCCGTTAGGCTTGTAGGCAGCATCGAGACCGTTGATAGCGGTGGTGGGAGAATAGTCGATAAGCTCAGGGCTGCCCCAGTTAACACCGTAATCGGTACTCTTTATACGCCGTATCTCCCTGCTCGAGTTTATCCAGAAGATTGAGACCTCAGCCCCCAGGGAAGCAGCTGCCACAACCACACAGTTATACTGGCTGGTGTAGGTCCACGCGCTGAAATCTGATGCAGGCCCGGGATTAGCCACCCTCTGCCGGTACAGTTTCCTGCCGTCGCCGGGTGGGGTTATCCTGGTTCTAATCAGCGAACCATCCCCGGCCATAGTAACCGCGTGGTAATAGTCATCCTCGCTACCGGTATAGAGTCTCGTCCAGTCAAACCTGACCACACCGGCAATCTTGTTCCTGGCTTCGACCTTAACGTAAGGTACACGGCTGGCTTCTTTCTGAGCCGCCAAAAGCGTTGATGATAAATCTCTCACTTCACTTTATCCTTCATCCTTTTGGTCTGGAATGTATTCCTTCCCCCAGAAGAGATGACCAGCGATGTAGCCGAGAGCAAAGACCAGCAGAAACCAGAAAATCAAGCCCCAGAGCCAATATCCGAGCAAGGCACCGATGGCTACCAGACAGATAATCCATAGTCCCTCGAGCCTGTGCCAGGCATCTCGCAGGATATACGTCCAGGGACGACCACCTATTATCGACCACAAGGCTTTATAAAGATTCATCGTCCTTACCCTTTATACCAGCGCCGCCAGAGTATCAGGCAGGGGTCTGTTTGCTTTACGGTAGTGCGCAGCCAGGTGTTTCGCCACCTGCAGTATCTCTCCCGGGGTGGCCTCTACTCTCCACCCACGATTGCCCCCCCGTGATAGTGCCGCCACGGCATCCGGCATCCGCTCCCAGTCCACCGTCCTCTCAATATCAAGGCTTCCTTTGAGCACTCTGAAGATGCTTCTCTTATGATGGGGCAGCTTCCAGGTCTCAGGTTTTTCCGGATTTCCCACAATGGCAAACGCCTCCCCGGGTAAGTTCTCCTTTGTCCTGTGTAATCCTTCTTTCGCAGCCACAATTCGTCTCCTACGGACCGTAGTCGGTTGATTGTGATACCGGTGGATAGTAAGGCTTATAAAGGGAGCGGAGTCTAACCCGATTTCTCCTCCCCAGCCTTCTCAGCTCCCGCCTGAAGTAAGCCAGCTTCTCCTGCCCCCAGTCAAGAAACTCGTTGGGAGTGGGGGTGCCACCAACGTTAACGCGATTGATGGCATATACCGCCCACTCAACAGCAGCGTAGCCACAGGCACCACCGGCAACCAGGTCCTCATGCCCGGCAGAGATAGTAGATGTCTGGCTATCAAGAGTGTGCAGCTTACCGTAATAAACATCGGCATTGGAGCCATCAGGAACTTCATCCCCCAGGAGAGTTATAGTATCCCCCCAGAGAGCAAAGCGCTGGTACCTCTTGGGAAACCTGTCTACGGGGTATTCCACAGCCTCAACCATGATACGGTCGGTTACGGTGGAAATATCAATCTCTCTTGAGCCGGAAGTAGTGGCTTTGGTTGCCTTCTGTTCGTCAGGGATAGCATCGGAGAAGTCCTTCACCGCGTGTGCAATATGCCGGTCCAGCTCATCATTAGTCCAGCGGTAATTGCTGGCATCTTCATCGTGCAAATCACGCCTGACTATGGCTCTCATCTCAGTTAGATTCATGATGCTTAAACCTCCAGATTCCTGACCTCGACCCTCTCCAGTCTTTCACAGGGCAGACCCTCATCGTGGCGGCAAATCTCTATATCGCAAAAAGAAATCTCCTCGTTATCTCCACCCTCATTGATGCTAACCGCCTTGTTGGATAGTCCTTTGGCGTAGACCATCAATGCCTAGGCATCGTTCTCAGCATCAAAGCTCAGGTCCATCCTCACTCTGTATTTCATAACTCCTCCAGAATTACCATACTCCAAACAGATGCTTTTCCCGGTTAAAGTGATTTTGTATTTCCAGTGCAGACAGGGCATAGTTATAGATCTAAGGTAACGCCATACTGCCAGCATAGCGGTCGCCGGATGCGTTCCAGGCACCCAGGCAGAGGATATTGGTATTGGTAGCTATGGTTTGACCCGGCACTCTGGTTACTGGTGTGGCATCATCAAGATATAGTGTTACTGTGGTTCCATCGTAAGTTAATGCCCCAAAATGCCAGGCGCCATCATTAACTGTCGATGCCGAATCCACAATTGTGCCTGTCCAGCCTGAAGTGTAGCCATAGAAGCCCCTCAGTTTATCCGATGTACTTATCTGTAAGCAGTAGTTTGTTGCAGGGCCGTCCCAGGGACCTTTAGCAAGAAGCACGCCACTGGCACCGGTCATACTCGTCTTAAACCAAGTGCACAGGGTAAAAGTGGTCAAAGAAAGACTACTGCCATCACCACAGTCCACACAGTCATCGTTACCATCAAAGCTCAGACACCAGAGCCCACTGGCCAGTCTCACCCAGGTTGCCCCGGTTATGGCGCCGGTATTGCCATAGGCACTCCTGTCATAGACTGTACCTCCACCCCCGGGAAGCTCGGGTAGAGACAGAACACAGCCCAGCTCCGGCGGCTTGAAGACAAAATCTCCTCTATCAAGTACGGTCTTCATTATTCACCTCACGAGGCAGCATATTTCACCCTGACATAGCTCGAGTTCTTAATCTTGGCCCGACCCTCGTCGGTCTCATTGCACTGAATTATCAGCCTTACCTCAAAGGGCAGCGAATCAAAATTAGCTACCGTTTGGAAGCGCCCGCTCCGCGTTTCCTCAACATAGGTCGTCCCGATGTCTGTCTTCGTGACCTCAGTATGCAGGTCAACCCAGGTTCCGCCCTTATTCCTGGCCTGCCATTTATACTTCAAATCGGCGGTGGCTGACGAAACCGCCCGGAAAGCCGCGGTCAAGCCAAACTCTACCTCAATCATCTCCCCCAGCGCCGGTGGCTTGACGGTAACACTCTCTACCTCAACGTCCACATCCACCGTGGTGGTGTCTTTCTCGGCAGACCACTGAATGCCGTCCGAGGTTAAGTCGCCCCTGGCAAAGGGATACTCGGTGTGTTCCATTACTGCAATTGCCATGATTTACCTCCTTTTCCGGATAGGAGGTTGGGGCGTAATAACCCCAACCTCCTATCTCATCGAATTATCACGCTGTGCTGTCAGCCCGGCTGTTCAAGAAGAACATTACCTCAGTAGCCGAAAGGGCAATGCCGATGATGGTGTCGGCATCACCAGAAGTGGATGGTGCCGTTTGCGTAATCTGACCATTATCTGACCCTTCGGCAACATGGACGTAGCCGCCGGGTGTAGCCTCAGAGTAGTTGCCAATCACCGGATTGCCCGATACCGGCACCTCACCGCCATTCTCACCATCGGCCAGTGCTACCAGCCGACCCTGAATGACCGAGCCGGTGGTCGCCAGTGCCCTCCTCCAGCCACTGCTGTACCCGAGCACATCGCCACATTTACAGTCCTCGGCAAGGGTAACCTTCTCCGGTTCGGTTCCCCGGCCTGAATCGCGGACAACTCTTCCCGTTCCCAGATCTGAAAAAGCCATTTTCTTCCTTCCTCCTTGTCAAATTTACGGCGGTCAATCAAGCATCAATGTCTAACCACCGTAACTCGTCTAATCCTGGACACCAATCAAAGCGGCTGCCTTGATGGAGCTAAAGAGAGCCAGCGAGACATACCACTTAATCCTGGTGCGGGAGGCATCCTTGGTCTCCAGCGAGCCAATCGGTTCTACGGTCAGCTGACCCGGTGCAGTTAACCCGCAAAGGGCTCCCTCTCCCATTTGCAGGGCATAGATGGTGGAGCAGTCACCCCCTGTGGTATCCGTCTCAACACTCCCGCTGACCACATGGGTATCCAGTATCCAGTCGTTAACACCAATCAGGATACCATCCCAGAAATGGACAAAGTTGCCCCAGCTGTCCCGGTCGGTCTCCATCATACTGCCGGCGGCCCTGACCAGGGCGTTTATCTTACGCCGGGAGCGGCGACTCATCAGCAGCATATCGGGCTTGCCCCCCTTGACGGCATCAATAACCTCGTCAAGCATGGACAGGGTCAGAGTAGCCCCGCTTGCCCCGGCAGCAATCACCTGGTCACCGGCGCTCTCGGTATCAATCAGCTCTCTGAGACCATCGTACTGCTTGGGATTAGTCGTCGCGTCACCATAGACGAATATCTCCTCGAACTTATCCCTGAGCGCCTTGGTCTTGAGCTCAACCACTGCCGCTTCAAGGTCCTGAATATTGGAGCGGGTCGTCTTCAAAAAGTTGTCAACATCGGCATCCCCGCCCATAATCTTCAACTGTGCCGTCTTCTGCTCAAACGTCGGTGTTGATTCCGCCCAGGTATCGCCAACATCATAGAAATCAATACCGGGCAGGGTCTTCTCCTGGTTGTAGGTCAAACCGTCACCTACGATTTCAACGAAGGGCAGCCTCTGAAGGATTGGTGAATCCTTGACAATAGTCTCCACCACCCCCTGAAGCAGGACATCGTTGGATAGTTTGGATGCTTCTGCTAGTGTTAAAGCCATTATTTTCTACCTCCTATTGCATATTGAATCTTCTCTCTCGGGGTTAGAGCTGATACGTCAGGCGCTCTCCTCTCCGGAGCCCCTGCCGGAACCCTGGCCAGCGAAATCTCCGCCTCTAACCCCTGTCTGACCTTGCCAATCAGGCTCTTTGCCTTCTCCAGAGACTCATCGATTGCCTCAATGGTATCCCCGCTGATGAGTTCCTCCACGATTTCCGGGTTTGCCCGGATTACCATCGCTTTGTAGTTCGCCACCGCCTCAGCCAGAGAATCGCCGACGGCTGACAAATTTCCCTCTAACTCAGCCTGAGACTGTCTCAGGGCGGCAATGTCTTCATCCCTGCCGGCTATCTCCTGCTCCTGCTCAGTAATGCGAGCCTTAGCCTGCGCCAGCTCCTCATCTTTCTGGGCCACCAGCTCTTCAAGTTCAGCAACCTTAGCCTGAGCTAGCACGTCTTCACCCGGCTCTTTTACCTCAGAGAGATTCTGGTCGCCGGACTCCGGCTCTCCTGAGTTCTCTTTCTCGTTTACTTCGTCTGCCAACATTCATCCTCCTGCGGATTATTCCTCGCTGACCTCTGCCTGGGGCTCTGCAACTCGCTCCCTCGCTCCACCCCTGGCGGGTTTGAGGTTTAGCTCTCTATTCATCTTGAGGATAGCCTCTCTTTCCTCAAGCCACCTGCTGAATTCCATCTCCGGGTCTTGAACACCGACCTCGTCCATAGCCCGGCGCCTGGAATGAATACCGCTCTGAATCAACGCCTGCTCATTAGCTACCAGCTTAGCTAAATCTCGCGGCAGTACCGGGTTCCAGACCACTCTCAAATGATTATCACCGAAGTCCTCACCCCGGTACTTCTCCAGTAGCCTCAAGATGAGTCGGTTCCTCCGATTGTAAGCAACGGTCCTGATAATCCTCTTTCGCCTCACCTTCTGTAACAGCGGTTGAAGCTCAATCTCAAGGGCCACGCCGGATAAATCCCTCTCTGTACCGCCAAATGCCGCTCGGGGTGACTCCGATACGTCATGAAGAGTCCGGTAGAGCAGATTGATGTAATCTATGTGCAGCCTGACGCCGCCACCCTGGAGCAGGTCCAGCAGATAGGCTTTGGCGTCTTCCGGTACGTTCCACACCGCCCCCGGCCTGACAGCAATATCCTCGGATTCCTCCACGTTCTCCAGCACAGCGATTGGATTGCCGGATAGCTCCAGTATCCTGGACAACTGCGACATCGCCCGGTTAAACTCACGCTGCGGTTCCATCATCTGTGACAGGTCGGACATACCCCAGAACTTCTTGGGCTCCCTGAGGTTGGGATAAATGACGAATGGTATCAAACCGTAGGGATTAGCCTTCTTCTCTACCTGATTATCATCAAGCCACAGCTCAAATTCCTGGGCTGTCCACAGCTCGATGACGCTGGCTGTCTTACCCTTGGGCTTCACCTGGTATAGAATCTCTGTCTCCTCTGCCGTCAGGGTGTACTTCGAAGCCACCCTCCATATACTTGAGGCATCATCCCCCAACCTCCAGACATAGATGCCCTGAATATCAGGAGCAGTAATGCGAACACTTTTTTCCCCCTGGTCCCAGATAACCTTATGACAGGCATCACCAAGGACAGCGCAATCAATCTCCGTCTCAAAATCAAGCTGTTCCAAGCCATTTTCTTCGTACACCTGATACAGTGCCGCCTCTGCTTTCTGTGCCTTGTCTCGGGCACCATCCGAGTCTTCCACCGGGTCAACGGCGAAATTTACCCCGGACATCAGGTAAGAGGTAATCTTATCAATCACCACCTTGGCATAGTTGAAAGTCAGGCGTTTTTCACCCCACCTCGCTCTGCCCTCCCAGTGAGCGCCATAATAGAAATCAAGCAGCTCCCGATAGCCCCGCAGTCTCTCTGCATCCAGGCGGGCCACTTCCTTAGGGTTAAAACCTTCACTCATTCTCTAGCTCCTCTCACAGCCGAGTCAACAAAAGCAATCTTGAGCGCCCTCTGCACGGTGCGCTGGCTGACATCGAAGATTTGCGCCAGCTCCTTTGCCCCTTTCCCTTCCTCAGTAAACAGCCTTGCCATTTTCCTGTCCCGCTGCTTC